AAAGGTGCAAAGAAAATTGGTGCAAAGGTAGGAGCAAAAGCATTAGCAAAAGTTGGTGGTAAAGCACTAGGTAAGGGATTACTTAAGAAGATACCGTTTGTTGGACTGGGTGCAGGATTGTTGTTTGCAGGACAACGATTGATGGCAGGAGATATGAAAGGTGCATTGCTTGAGGCAGCGTCTGGTATTGCGGGTACGATACCTGGCGTCGGAACTGCTATATCTGTAGGTCTAGATGCTACACTTGCTGCTAAAGATATGGGTCTGTTACCTGATCAGAAGAAGGCAGAGGAACAGGCATCAGGAATGACATCACCAGATCCATCTGTAGATAGTCTTGGTAAACCTATCATACTTAACCCATCGACCATGAAAGCATGGAAGAAGGCAGTAAACGCTGCAGCGAAAGATGGTGTCAATCTACCTAACAGTGTTACATCATCATACAGAAGTCCAGAACAGCAAGCAGCATTAGTCAGTGCAGCACAGGCAGGAGATCCAAACGCCATAAGTCCTGCACAACCTGGCAACTCACCACATGGACAAGGTTGGGCAGTTGACATACAGTTTGGTAGTAAGGCAAGCGAATGGATGCGAGAGAAGGGTAAGAAATATGGTTTCCAATGGCAAGGTGAAGAAGATCCAGTCCACTTTGACTTTATAAATGGTGAAGAGAATGACAAGTGGTTAAAACCTGGCAAAAATAAATGGTTGCCTAACGTTGATCCCGTTGAGACAAAAACAAACTCATCAGGTAACATCAAGACTGCATCTGGTACAGGTGGTGCAGTATCAGCACCATCATCATCAGGAGCAAAGGATACACTCAACGAGGAACCAGTGACACAAGGTGGTGGCGAGATTGGTGCAACGGGTGTTGCTTCTCCTACTGTTGTTCCTCTTGGTGGTAAGACAAAAATTGTCAGAGTTCCCATGCCAATGGGCGACACTAAAGACAGAGGTGCATGGTTCAAAGGACAGAATCCAGTCATAGATCCTATGGGTAAAGGTGTGATGGAGGTAGTAGCATGAAGTTGCCAGGCGATTCTGACAACATGGATAAGGGCGTATCACATGAGATGATGCAGAGATCTCTGCAGTCTCAACGTCGTGTAGTACAAAGAGTCAATCTATTAGAAGATAAAGTAGAAGCATTAGAGAACGTCGAGATAGAAGAGGGCGTGGATCTTGGTGAGTTAGCAGATGGTGCCAAGAAGATAGCAGGAAAGATAAAAGACAAAGCAAAAGAGATAGCACCAAAGGTAGGTGACAAGGCAAAGAAAGTTGGATCAAAAGTAAAAGATAAGGTAAGTAAAAAGTTAGGTGATGTAGGTGATGCAGCAAAAAATAAGGTGCGTGATGTTAGTGCTGCTGCCAAGAAGAAACTTACAGATGTTGGTCAAGGTTTAAAAGGTTTTGTAGGAGATAAGATTGCAGCTGCTAAAGCAATAGGAAAGAAACCTACTGTTGGTAAAGGTGCAAAGACAGCACCTAGTCAAGAGAAAGTTGCACCTAAAGCACAACCACAACAAGATCTTGTACCAGATTCAGTGGCAGCGTTTAGTAAGAGAGCTGATGGTAGCACAATATATGATAAGAATGAGAGAATTAGAGAATTTCTTAAGAGTCAGGGTAAACCTATCCCTGAGAAATACCAATTAAAAGAAGCGGGTGAAGTAGAGGGAACTGAGAGTTTAGAAGACGCAGGACTTGGTGAGAATGACAAGAAGAAAAACGTAGATAAGAAAATAGAGAAAGATTTTGAGGTCGATCCTAAGATGAAGAAAGCATTTAGTGAGGCATTGGCATTGCCCGCTAAGTCTGCTGCTGTTGCGTTGATTGATTTATTAGAGAAGATCCCTGCACCAAGTAAGGAAGCATCTAAGATCCTCAATAGAAATATGACAAAGATAACCAATGCATTCAAGTTAGGTGCTGCTAGTGCTGAGGTTGCTAATGATGAAGAGGACAACGATGAGGATGATGAGGAGTTTGAAAGACCCAGTTTGCTAGGTGCACTTGTCAACAAGGCAATGGGATTCTTTGGCAATAAGAAAGAAGAAGGTGGAGGTGATAGTGGATCAGGTGACAGTGCAGGACAGATAAGTGGATCTAGTCCACAACAAAAATTATTATCACCACAAATGGGTGACCCTACCACAGGTAAGAGAGCACCATACACAGGAACTGCTGATGGTATAGGTCTTGGTGATGGTTCTGGTAGAGCTATGCAACCTATCAAGAAACGTAAGGGTCTTGCTAAAAAATTATTTGGCATGACACCGATGGGTATGGCATTTAATGCAGCATCTGCAGGAGTCAAAGGTCTAAAATCACTCACTCAAACCAAAGCATTCAATAATATTACAAACATAGGTAAGAAAGCATTTAATATGACACCCATGGGCATGGGTTTAAATCTTGGAAAGAAAGTATTTGGTGGTGTAAAAAATATATTTGCACCAAAGGGTGAACAGACAGTTAATCTAACAGAACTAACTGATAAAACTATACAGGAAAACAGAGAGGCAGCGGATTCAAAGACAGAGAAAGCAATCGCAGTCGCAGAGGGAACTGGTGGTATAGGTGGTTTAACAGATGAACCTACTCAACCAGCTCAAGAGGGTAGTGAACTTGCTCGACCTAATATAATTGAGTCTCCATTCATTAATGTATATAATACAACGTCGCAATTCTAATGTCAGTTAACACACAGTCAAACTTTAATATCATACGTTTTCAGATAATGGATTTTCCTCCCATTGGTGTTAATCAGGTGTTGTTCTGCAGATATACTGAGGACATACAATCTGCTACCATGCTCATGGAAATACAGGTGACTGATAGTGAGACAGGTTTTCTATCTGAGTTAACAGGTATGGAGAACGTGTTTATACAAATTGCAGACAGTAAGTTTGAGACAGAGATTGGTGGTGAGTTTGTCATATATGATATACAGGACAGAAGGAATATAGGTGGTAAATCATCTGCAGTCTTGATGATGTGTAAAATAGATTTCTTGAACAATGCGGGTAATAAAATATCACGTAGATTTGGTAAAGGTCAAGGTAGTAAGATAGATAGGATCGTCAAGAAAGAAATCTTAGGAGATTTGATAGGTGTGCAAGATAAAAGAATGACAAACTTTGAGGAGTGTGTCAATAACTTTTCTTTCGTATCACCATACTGGAATCCATTTACTGTGATTAGATGGTTGGCAGCAAAGGCAATACCAGCTAAGAAGGGTAGTGGTAGAAATGCATCAGCAGGGTATGCTTTTTACGAGACAAGATCAGGATATAATTTTGTGTCGTATGATTCATTTGCTGAGAAGGAACCAGTCACACGTATGGTTGTAGGTCATGATCCAGAAGAACTAGAGGATGAAGAGGATAAGAATATTACACCATTGGATAAGATTACGATAGAATCCTCTGTTGATTTATTCAAAGGTTTAAATTATGGATCGTACTCTAGTAACGTGATGACATTAGATCTCAAGGACATGAGATACAAAGAATATCCATTTAGCATCAATAAATATTACAGAGATGTCAGTGTAATGAACTCTAGGAAAACTCCAGAGTTTTACAAAGGATTTGACAATCAAAGAACATATACTAGGATTATGTCAAAGATATCTGACTCTGCACTGTTTACAGAGGGCACATACACACAGGGATTCACAAAACAACTTTCACAATCATCGTTACGGGAAAAATTATTTTACAGTAAAAAAGTCATAGTAGAATTAGTATCAGATTTCTCATTAGAAATAGGAGAGGTGGTTCAACTAGACATTTACAAGGGTACGAGTGATAGAGAGCAGGATTTTGCAAACTCTGGTAAATATGTTATTGGTAAGGTGGAGAGAACATTCAAATCTAGTGAAGATAAGATGACATCTAGATTGACTTTATTTACAGACTCAGATGGTGAAGAATCATGATCAATGAATCATTTGCTAATTTTATAGGAAAAGATGGGTTCAACTGGTGGATTGGACAGGTAGAGAATGATGGTTACGGGTTTTGGAACGCAGTCAACGGGTCATTTGATTTTACTGATTGGGATTGGACTAACAAGGTAAAAGTTAGAATCGTAGGTTATCACAATCCTAATAGAAAAGAATTACCAACATCTGACTTACCATGGGCACAGATCCTGATGCCACCAACATACGCACAGAGATCTGGTATTGGTGCTAATCATCAGTTATCAGTCAACTCTTGGGTTGTTGGATTTTTCATGGATGGTGCATCTGCACAAATTCCTATTGTTATGGGAACTATTGGTGATGAGAATCCAAGAAGCAGTTATGGTGTCAAAGGTGGTAAAGAGGAAGGATTTGCACAGTTAGTAAGTCCTAATTATAATTTTCGTGATCATGGCGAGAAAGGCACAACACCTCCTAACACAGGTAGCACAGTCGAGACTAACGAGGAAACTGGTGTAGATCAAGCACCTACAAACAATGATGGTCATACGCACAACTCTACAGATAGTAAAAACGAACGAGGACCTGCAGAACTAGAGAGTGAGAAACAGAAACTATCAAAAGAAAAACAGGAAGTTACTGTACATGTAGGTAATGGTAAGTGTGGTAGTGAGACTGCTGCAAAGTTAGAAGCACCCATGGCAGAGTTTATGAAGTTTGCTCGTGGTATAGAAAAGAATGAAATAGATCAGTTTATAAACAAGGCAAATGGTGCGGTTGTAGATTTAGATTATGAGATAAATCTAGTCCAACAACGCATACAAAAGAAACTTACTGGACTAACTGCTAACATCAAGGGCGTAGTCATGGAGGAGACTAACAAACTTGTAAAAGAGGGTCTTGAAGAGTTAAGTATTCCAGATCCAGAATTAGATGTTGCAGTTAGAGATCAACTCAAAAATGTTGGTGATCTAGTATCATGTTTGTTTAAACAGTTGATAGATGAACTTGGTGACTTTATCAAAGGAATGCTTGAGGATCTAGTAGAGAATGTCCTTGACACTGCATTATGTCTAGTACAAAATATTCTTGGTGACATCATGAAAGAATTGATGGACAAGATTACGGGTGCATTGGATGTATTGAAAGGTGTAACGGGTGCAATCAAAGGATCTGCAGATAAAATCCAAAACTTAACAAACAAGGTCGGTGACTTCTTAGATCTATTTTGTGATGGTCAACTATCATGTGCGATTGGTGCATCAGTATTTGAGACAGGCATCG